ATTTTAATACAGTCCCCCCTTAAAATCCAGTAAGCCTCTTAAATCGGCTTACAGCGTCTCACAGAACACCCCCCCTATTTCTGTTGAAAAGGGTGGTCTAACCAACCTTACTCCAACATAACAAATTGTCTTTTTACCCAACCTTAGCCAAATATGTACCTAACCCGTACTTAACTATTTTCTTAAGTTCATCAATCTTTTGGCTAATCTTAGTGATTATTTACTATATTTGAACCTAAGACATAACTATTTATTACCTTAATTAAATAAATATATAATATATTATATTATAATATCGCTTAGTACACTGTTCTGGAAAACGTTATGTTCAGTAGTCATTTTTTCATTTTTTTGCTAATATTAGATTAAAAAGGCTCTACATAAGCCCTTTCTTAGGTACGGGTTATGTTTGACTTATTCAACATTTTATTATACTTTCTGTCAAATTTTTCAGCTTTTTTAGCTTTTTCTGTGGATAAATTGACTTGAAATATATTATGATATAATATATAATAATAGTATGAAAGCTCTATTGAATATAGAAATACAACCAAAGCTAAGAGATAAGTTACTCGACCAGTCAAAAGTGGAGAATCTTAAGTATGATTGTTTTATTAGGAAGGTGTTAAGAAATTATTTGGATAATTTAGAAACTGTTAATAGAGATAAGTATCTTTTAAATTTTTTAAATGAACAATATGCCAAAGACCACTATTATAAACAATATAGATATTATAAACAATATAGATATAATAAAGAACAACAATATGCCAAAGACAAATTATAGTTTTACATTAAGTCCAGAGACAGTAGAATCTTTGGATATATATGCTAAATCAAAATATTGGAGTAAATCATTAGCTGTTGAAAACATCTTAAATGATTTTTTATCAGTAGCAGTTAATGGAAAAGAGAAGAAAAAAGCTAGACCAGAAACATGCGATGCTTATGGTAATTATATTGTTACAAAAGAAGATGAAGCTACTTCTGCTGAATTTGAAAAATCTATAAAAGATTCTTTAGCTGAATCTGAAAAAAAAGTGTAGCACCCAAACTTTGACGTGGGGAATGGATTAAGTTATACTTAAAGTATGTTTATTAAGAAAGGTGCTTCATCAATACAACAAATGGCTTACGCTAAAAGGATTCTTGGTGCTAAAGGAGATAGTAAAAAGAATATAGCTTTGGATGTTGGTTATTCGACTAATGTCGCTAAAAGTGCAGCTTCTCATATTGAGAAGACAGCCGGGTTTAATAATGCCATGGCTAAATTAGCTGTGGAATCAAATAATTTGGCACTAGCGGCTATGCATGAATTTAAATCTAGAGGCTTTAAGGATTTTTCTGATAAGAATTTGATTGGAGCTTTAAATGCGATTGGGTCCGCGTGGAGTAAGTTTAATGCGTTGCCGAAGGAAAGTAACCCTAATCAACCAGGGAATAAGTTGCGGACAATTGTATTGCAGCAAATTGAAAATCAGACTGTCCTACCGGATGCTAAGGATGTGGAAACTCCCAAGCCGGTGGAAGGTGAAGTGGAAGAAGTTGTAGATGCAAGTGATGATAAAGAATATGATTTTTAAAAATAAAATAAGGAGGTGAGATGGAACCAGCAAGAAGTCGTGAGATAACGATTATTTATCTTTATAAGATGTTGAAGCATGACGAGATAAGTTGTGAGACAAAAACAAAAATAAAAAAAGTAATTAAAAGGTTGATTAGAGAACGTAAAAATCACAAAGAGGTTCTTGAAAGACCAACTGGTTACAGAGGTTATTTGGAAGATGAAGAAAATGTATAAAATGTATAATGGGGGACCATTACGCGTCTCCCATTTTTATTCTTAGTTAGAGTTCATTTTTGGCTGGGTGGAGCAGTTGGTCAGCTCGCGAGATTCATACCCTCGAGGTCGTTGGTTCGAATCCAACCCCAGCCAAAAGTGAATTATAATGTTATGGAGCTTCACGATTTTTATCGACAATTTGAAGGGTTAAATAAAAACCTACGTTTTAAAATGATTGAGACTCAAATCGAGCCGACTTCGTTATTTGTGATATTCCAACAATTAACACAGGTGCGAGCCCAGAAGAAATATTTCGAGGAGCGGGAGGAGCATTTATTGAAGTTAGCGGAGTTGGGATTCCAACAAGTAAAAAAAGAAAAAAATGACAAATTATAGAAATCATAATGAATATATAGTTGAATTGTTAACGGAAAATCCTAATTTGATTAAGGACCAGAAATGGCGGTTGGATAATTTGTACTGGATAATTACTAAGGATGGGGCAAAGGAGGTATTCAAAATGAATCGAGCTCAGAAACATTTCTACGATAATTATTTGAATCTTCCACGACCATTTCATCGGCATGTTATTCTGAAGTCGCGGCAATTGGGATTTACGACCTTTATTGATTTGTTTATTTTTGATTCGATATTATTTAATCCTAATAAGGAGGGCATTGTAATTGCTCATAAGGTGCAGGATGCTACTGAAATTTTTGATAAGAAGATTGAATTCGCGATTCGTAACATGGCGGAAGATGTAAAAGGGGCGTATTTTAAAATTAATCATCGTTCTGCTAGAAAAATTCAGATAATTATTGACTATGGACCCGATGAGGGTTCCACTTCATCTATTACTGTGTCAGTTTCTGGTCGTTCTGGGACTTATCATTATGTGCATATTTCAGAGTTCGCGAAAATGTGTGCTCAATTTCCAAAACGGGCTGAAGAAGTTGAACGGGGAACTTTTCCAACTGTACCTTTCGATGGGTACATTTTTATTGAAAGCACTGCGGAAGGTATGGCAGGTAGGTTCTATGAAATGTTCCAACAGAATTGGTTGAAGAGGGATAGAATAACACCACAGCTTTCACAGGTGGAATTTTTACCGCATTTCTATAATTGGCAGTATGATGATATGGAAATGAAGAAGATTTATGAGAATGTTCCAGTGGAGGATATGGATGAGTGTGAGATAGACTGGGCTACATATCAAATTGAGCATGAATTAACGGATAAGGAAATTACTTACTACTATATGAAGTGGTTGCAGTTCGGTGGGAAGAATAGTCCGGACGCGGTGAAATCACTAATGCAGGAATATCCAACTACCCAGGAAGAAGCGTTCCTGTCTACTGGGCAGGCGTATTTCGCTACTGCTAAGGTGGCGAGTTTGTTAACTACGGCTAAAAAAGGAGTTAAAGGAGAGCTGGGGAGTAACGAAAAAGGAGAAATTACATTCAATCCAATATCCGCTGGGTCATTGGAAGTTTTTAATGAACCTGAACATGGTGTTCGTTACATAATAGGAGGGGATACTTCAGAAGGTTTAGCTCATGGGGATGCTCAAGTTTTATATGTGATAAATCAAAAGACGGAAAATTGCGATGCTTTATACAAATCACAGGTTGCTCCAGATGAGCTAGCTACCGAGGCTTATAAGTTGGGGAAATATTATAATTGGGCTATTCTAGGGATTGAGGTTAATAAGGATGGATTGTGGGTAAATGATGCTATTGAAAAGATGGGTTATGTGAATTTGTATTATAGGAAGGTTTTTGATGATATTACACAGAAAATAACTAAATTTTTTGGCTGGAAGACGACTTCTGCTACTCGTCCGTTCGCCCTAGCGGCTCTCAAAGCCGTGTTTTTTAGGAAAGATAGTGGTTTTCCGACTCAAATACTTAATGAGATGTTCACTTTTATCCGGAATATCAAGGGAAAACCAGAAGCTATGGATAAAAGGCATGATGATTGTATCATGGCAGCTTCTATTGGTTATGCAATTTTACAGGAACAAGGTAAATATGAAGATGATACTCAAGCTGGTGAAGGGGTAAGTCACATGAAAATGATGTTTGGAGAGGATAATCAAGACCAAATCTCTCATTAAAAAGAAAAACTTGACAAAAAATGAATAATAAGAAACAAAACTTGACAAAAAAAAATAAATAAGAGAAAAACTTGACAAAAAATGATTTATAAGAGATAAAATTTGACATTATTAGTTGTTTTATTTTTTAAAAAGGTATATACTTAAATTATACTCTTTAATATTTAAAAATATGGAACTAGAAAAAAAGTCACCCCTTAAAGGAGACAAGAAAACTATCGAATTTATCGATGATAAGAAGAAAGAGATGAAAAAGTCTCAATATCGTGTGAAATTCGATGCTTTAGCTGCTGAAATTCAACAAAATATAATGAATACTAGCGTGAGCTATGGTCAGAAGCTTTATGAAAAGTCAGGCTGGGGTTCCATGGTCTTCTATAATAAGATGGCTGATGGTAGTTATGACATTAATGTTTATCCACAGAAGGTTGCTACTGGTGATAAGAATAAATCTGGTGTTCCAGTTTCTCAAGAACCAATTGCTTTTAGTAAAATAATGATTGCTACCTCTGTTTTAGCTGGAAAACTCCCAGATGCTAAGGTTGTTGCTGATGATAAAGTTTATGGAAAAGCTATGTATGAATTGTGGAAACGTAATTGGGCTATGACCGGTGGAAATGGTAGTAATACTTTAATGTTAACTTATCAGAATTTATTTACTTATGGTTGGGCAGCTTGGCGAGTTTATCCTAGAAGAGTTCAGGTTAAAAGAAATGGAGTTGATAAAATTTTATTCGATGATATTTACAGAGAGCCACTAGAATGTACTCGTACTTGGTTGGGCGTTGGCTTTAATAATGGTGACGTTTGGTCACAGACCGAAGTCTATTATGAAAAGGATATGGTCAAAGAAGAATTTTTTGAGATGTATCCTGAAGCAAAGAAGAATAAAAAGAAATTAGCATACTGTTCTGTCAGTGAAGAAGCTAAAGATGCAAATTCTGAAAAAGCTCATACTAGCGTGACTATTGGTTATTATGAGAATGTATTGTTAAATCGTTTTATTGTTGTTTGCGGGAAGATGAAAATTTATGATGGCGAATTACCTAATGATGGTTCTCATGGTTCAGTTGTTGTGGCTCGTTGTTTTCAAAAAGATATAAATGACCCTTATGGGATTGGTCTTTATGAAATGATGCGTGGTAATACTGCGATTTATACTTATATAAACTCTCTGAATGCACAGCAAGTTGAAGCAGAGATATTTCCATTACTATTTGGTGCTCAAGTCCAGAACGGTACTTCTACATATAAGAGAGGACCAAACATTGTTAATCCAAAACATCCGGGAACTGATATTGATGTTGTTAAAACTTCTGGAAACGTTCAACAAGGAATTCTTTTTGCTGATAAGCAGAAGCAGGACATCGAAGAAAACACTGGAATTAATAACATTGTTGCCGGTGCTGGTACTGAAAATACACTTGGTTCTACCGTTATTATGAAGGAGGCTGCTTATAATAGATTAACACCTCCAAAAAATTCAATGGTTATGGGCTTAGAAACTGATGCTCATATTGCAAATACTTGGATGAGACAGATTTATCCAGTTGATAAAATCTTTATGATTGATTCTGACGACCAACTAGCAGAATTTACTAAACAGAATCCAGATTACTTTATTGAATCACAAGAAATATTAAATGATGAAGGTATTCCAGTTGGTATGGTTGCCGCAGCATCTGCTAATTTACGACTTAATTTTGACTTTACTCAAGAAGGTGAAGTTATGGAGAATGTTGATACTCGTCAGATTTCAGCTAAAGGTTTATTTGATGAAATGGAAAATACTGGTCATATGTCAGATTACATTGATTTCATTATTGACCCAGATTCAATGTTATTGCCGTCATTAGAAATTCAGAAGCAAACATTCATGGCGTTATTCCCGGTAATTACAAATCAAATTACATTAATCTTTTCAATGAGAAATCAGGACCCAGAAGCTGCTGCTTCTCAACTCATGGCTTTAGAGAAATTGCTTAATATTCAGAACGGAGATGTTTATGATTATATTTCAAAAGCTGATTATGATGCGATTATAGCTAAACAACCTTCAGAAGCTCAACGTCAAATGGAACAGGAACAAATGCATAAAGATGCTCAAGCAACTGCGATGCAGGCTAAAGCTGGAGGAGGTGGTGCTGGTAGTGGGAGTAAAGTTTCGATGGGTCAAGCTATGTCTTCAGATGGCATGTCACCTTTACAACCACAGAATCCTAATGAAATGCCCCGTCCTCAAAGTCCAATGATGTCATCGATAGATGGGTCTCTTGGAAGAGCAGCGGCTAATCAATAAAAAATAATTTTATGGAAGATACAAATGAACAAAGTTTAACACAAAAGAAGATTGCTTTAGCTCAAAGTGAGCATGCTTCTATTATTATAGAACTTATGAAGGATTGTATGTCACAAGTCCCAATAGTTGCTGATACTGAATGGCAAACTATTGTGAATGCAATAACTTTAGAAGTTCAAGGTACCATGTTACGTTCAATGGTCGACCACTTGGAAAGTATTCGAAGTGGGAGTTTACATGAGCCTAAAGAATAGAGATTTATGAAACCAAAGGAGATTAAAAAAGAGAATTTCACAGTTCAGATTGGTTATTCTAAGGAAGCTTCTAAAAAGAAGTTGCTTAAATTTATATCCAAATCTGGAGATGAATTTGAAATAAGTGCTGAAGAATTATCTTCAATGCTTATTGGTGGAGTAAATTCAGATACTTTGGAAGCAACTTTTGTTGAATCAGAAAGAATAAATGTTGTAGAAGTTGGAAGACAGCTTGCTTGCGTGTTAGATAAGGATATGAAAAAGGGTGAGAGAATAAATATGAATTATACTCATCCATATCCATTAGAATTTGCTATCATTGAACAAATTTATGGAATAGCAAAGATAAAGATGGATACACCAGCATTGACATTAACTAAAGAATATATTGATAAAGTTAAAGCTAAGTTAAAACCAGAACAGGAAAAATTTTTAAATAAGTTTTATAAAAGTTTTAAGAATTTAGATTTAAATAATTAATTAACCCATCGTCACCACTCACGATACGAGAGGATAAATATATGGAAAATACAAACAAAACTCCAGAGGAGTTGAAAGAAGAAGAAAAAAAGAAAGCTGATGCTCTTTTAGCATCAGCAGAAGCTAAAAAGCTTGAAGATGCTGAAAAGGCAGCTGAAGCTAAAAAGATTAAAGATGCTAAAAAAGCTAAGAAAGAGGTTACATTATATAACCTTCTTGGCAAAGAGCTAGATATTAAAGACTACTTTTTCAAAGGGATTATCCCTGCTGGGTTCGAAGGTACTTGTGGTAATCCAGTTGACAGAGAAGATTTAGTAGCAGTATTTCATAAGGTTTTTAAACCAGAAGACAACATTCTGTTTTATAAACAGTCTGATAAAGAAGTATATTTGGTAATTATACCTATAAAATATGCAACTGAAGTTGGAGAAGCTCAAGATTCTATTGAAGGTGCTTTTCAAAAGCATGCTATTTCATTTTTAAATGAAGGTTCAGTAAATCTTGATACTTTAAGACAAAAGTTAGAGAAAATTAACAAGTTTGTGAAATATTCTGATAGATAAAGTTGCGTTTACTTGTTAAAAGTTATATAATTAAATTAACCATCGTTACCACTCACGATACGAGAGGATAAATATATGGACAATACAAACAATGAAACTATAAAGACAGATGCTACTGAAGATGCCGAACTTGACAAAGTTTTGGACGAATCAATAGAATCTGTTAAAGCTGGAAACGAACTTCCTCCAGTCGAGGAAGTCAAGCCTGAAGAAATTAAGGAGGAAACTCCTGAAGTTCCGAAGCCGGAGGACCCCAGCACCCCTCCTGTTGACGAAGTTAAGCCTGAAGAGGCTAAGCCTGAAGAGGTTAAACCTGAAGAGGTTAAGCCTGAAGAGGTTAAACCAGTTGAATACGAATTTCGTATTCCCAACAAAGGCAAATTCGAATCTGACGAGTCATTCGAAAAGCGAATCGAGTTACTTGACTTAGTTAAGAAACGAAAACTTGCTAAAACTGATGAACAACGTCAACTCATATCAGAAGAAATTAAGACGGCTAAAAGCCAAATTAAAACTCTTAATGGAACTGATAGGTTTGTTAACCCACTTAATCAAAAAAGTGATGAGACAACCAAAACCCCGGCAGAAGTTGAAGATGAAACTTTAACTGCTGATAGAGAACGTTTAAAACAACTAGGTGGTGCTACTAAGGAAGATATTGAGGAAATAGTTAAACAACAAAGTTTAGCCACTGATGTTAAAAACACTTTAGAGAAATTTATTGAAAGACATAATGAACTTAAAGATGAAGATACGCGTGAAGTATTCTTTGATTTCGTTGATTCTAACTATAATTGGCAAAACAAGGGTAGTAAAGAATTAATGACAGTTTTAGAACTTGCTCGTGAGAATATGTTTAAGCCATCGGAATCTATTCAAGAAAGAGTATTGAAAGGTGCAAACGTTCAGGAGAAGGTAAATGCTATGCAATTCCCAGGTGGGACCATAGCAAAGACTGATTATTCCCCAGAAATGCGTAAGGACTTAGATGAACTTATAGCAACTGGTCTTTCAGAAGAGAAAGCCATTGAACTTTTGTCGGATTAAATAATCCGCTAATTAATTTTTATATGGCTACTGTAAAACAAGCTAATATAAAGAACACACGAGAGTTACTTGAAACTAACAAAGAGGCAGCTACTGTTATGACACTCGGAAATATCATAGCTATGACAGCTGGTTATGCCGTTGATGCTGACAGTGGAACTGTCGTGGCTGATTTGTTAGGAGTTTGTAATGAGACAATCTCTGCAGCCGATGCTAAAACTCGTGTTACTTATATTAAGCCTTCAGATGATGATACTTTCATCTTTAGTGTTACTAATAACTCTGATGCTACCCATAATGGGCAAGCTATGGTTCTTACTAATGCAACCACAGTTAACAATACTGGTACCACAAGTGGGACTGGTATCGTACAGCAAGTCGAGCCGTACGGAACAAATACTGATAAACTTATTATCGGTAGGTTTTTGACTTTATAATCCATTTAATATAAAAACATATGATAGGTACAATAAATGATTATGCAGTCATTGTAAACAATGTTCTTAAACACATTGCTCCTAAAACAACTCCAACAGTTAAAAGTGAATACTTAGATTTCATGTATAAAGTCGCTGACAGCGAAAGGACTTATACTGATGTTGGTGTTACTGGTTTAGGAATGGCTCAAATAATCCCAGACGGAGGTATTGGTGCTTCTGATGCCCCAATACAAGGTTACTCCAAAAACTATGTTCAAATGCACTTTACTAAAAAAGTTCGTTTGACATTTCAAACAAATTTCTTCCTTTTTGAATCAGCAGCAGCTAAAATCAAAGGCTCTGTTAAATCAAAAGTTATTGAAGGGAAGAACGCTATTGAGCATGCGAAGAATTATTTGGCTCAATCTCTTTTATCTCAAGGTTTCACAACTTCCTTTACATGGACTCCAATTAATTCAGTAGGTACTTCACAAACAATCGCTACGATTGGTGCTGATGCTGTTGAATATTGGTCACAAGCTCATCCTCGCGAAGACGGTGGTACAGCTTGGTCTAATGTTATAGTTGATGGTGCTACGAGTTCACCACAGTTCACTTATTCATCTTTATTGGCTGCTCGTAGATTACAAGCAGAAAAGAAAGATGGTCGTGGAAATCCATTGATTTCAGATTTAGATACTTTAGTATGTCGAAGAGGTTCAACTACTGCTCAATTTGCCAAGACCATTAAGGGTACAATTGACAAAGGGTTGGCTCCACAACAAACTAATTTGTTTAATAACGCTCCAGCTACTGATACGTTCAAAGTTGTAGAGTTATCTCCATATCAGAACTTAGCTATGGACGGATTAATGTGGGGTATGTTTGATTCTAAAATGATGACCGAGGACTATGGCTTTAAATATATTGAGGCTTTACCAACTCGTGCAGAACCTGCAGTCGTTGACCTGTTAGGTAATCAGGATTTGGTATTGAACTTTAACTCTCTTGCTGTTATGGGTGCTTCTGATTTGAGAGGATGGATGTGGAGCGATGGCGACGGCGCCACCGTGTAGACAAAATGTCAAATATATGGTATAGTATATCTTCTCTAACCCTGATATTCGGGGTTAGGAATAGGTATAATAAAATAATAAATAATTAATTAAAAATTATATGGGAATTCAACACGACGCACACTCAAAAAAAACATCAGCAGCTATAGCTGCAACGATTGGTACAACAGAAGTTGTAGCAGCACAAGATGATGCTTATATTTATGTTCACGAACTCATTGGAGACTTAGCTGGAGCAGGAAATTTAACAATAATGGCTGGAGATAGAACTTTAGCATCTTTTGCACTTGATGCTGGTCAGGGTATTACAGAACAAGATGAACCGGGTATG